GGCCGCGTGACCAGCGGCGCCCGTATCTTCGTCGCCGGCGCGATCGCGCTCGCCGTAGCTGCCGTCGTCATCGCGATCCAGCATGCGCGCCTGGTCGACGCCGGCCAGCGCGTCGACGATCTCGCGCGCGACGTGCGCGATCGGACGGCCGAGCGCGACGCGGCACGCCGCGACGTGAAGGTCGTCACGCAGTACGTCGACCGTGTCCAGGTCGTCCGCGAGAAGGGCGACACCATCATCAAGGAGGTTCCCGTCTATGTGGATCGCGAAGCGGATCGCGCCTGCGTTGTTCCTGTTGGCTTTGTGCGCGTGCACGACGGCGCCGCCGCCAACGTGCCGGTGGGCGATCCCGGAAGCGCTGATGCGGCCCCCTCGGGCATTGCGCTCTCTGCCGTCGCCGCAACCGTCGCCGGCAACTACACCGCCTGTCACGAAAACGCCGAGCAACTGATCGCGCTGCAGGCCCGGGTACGCGACACGGAGGAACCGGCGCCATGAACAAGCCCAACAGCCTGCGCGCGGCGCTTACCGCCGCCCTGCCCGAGTTCGCGCGCGATCCCGACCGGCTGAACATCTTCATCGAACACGGGTCGATTGCCGTCACCGCCGCGAAGTCGCTGTCGTTCGAATATGCCTACACGCTCGACATCGTCGTGACGGACTACGCCGGCCATTCGGATCACCTTATGGTCCCGATCATCGCCTGGCTGAAGATCCACCAGCCCGAGCTGCTGCTCAACCGCGACCTCTGCCACGACGGATTCAAGTTCCAGGCCGAGTTGCTCGACAACGGCAAATCGGACGTCGAGATCCTGCTGAAGCTGACCGAGCGTGTCGGTGTGGTGGAGCGGCCGGACGGCTACGAGATTCGCCACTTCGGCGAGCCGCCGATCGCGGGGACCTGATGGTCGATCGACTGTCCCGCGCCGAGGATTGGGCGTCCGGCCTGCTCGGCCAGCTCACGGCCGCGCAGCGCGCGGTCCTGGCGAAGGGGCTGGCCGCCGAACTGCGCCGGCGCCATTCGCGGCGCATCGCCGAAGCCCGCAACCCGGACGGCAGCCGGTTCGCGCCGCGCAAGCCGCAGGCTCGGCGCAAGAAGGGCCGCATCCGGCGCGCGATGTTCGCGAAGCTGCGCACCGCGCGCTTCCTCAAAACCGCGTCGACCGCCGACGCGTCGGTACTGCATTTCACGCGCCAGGTCGAGCGCATCGCGCGCGTCCACCAGGAGGGCCTGCGCGATCGTGTCGAGCGCAACGGGCCGGTCGTCCAGTATCCGGTGCGCGAGCTGCTCGGCCTGGCCGACGCGGACGTCGACCGGATCGCGGACGTCGTCCTCGACTTCCTGATGCGATAGCGTGCCGCGCGGCTCGGTTTTCTTCCGCCCTCCCTTGCTTCCACGGCTGGCTGTCGCGAGAATGGGCCTTCCAAACCAAGGAGACCACGATGGCCATTATCGATCCCGAGACCGCCCGTTCGACATTTCGACGCCTCAAGCAAGGCAAGGAGTTGCACGAAGTCAGCGAGTACTTCCTGAGAGTGATGACGCAAAAGCTGCAAGCACCACCGTATATAGAGGCGGGCGCCCAGGCGACGAAGGAAGAACCGGGCACCATCAAAATTGCGACGCCGCACGGTGACGTAATATGCGTCACCGAGCACGTCCGAATGAATGCCGAGGTGGCAGCACGGCTAAATTTTTCAGCGATTCGCAGAGATGTTGCGGGCCGTATTTCCGGCCGCGAGTTCTTTTCGATTGTGCTGGCTGCTGATTGGGGCGTCGAGAAGATCGCCAATACCCCCTCGGCCGGACGGTTCGGCCCCGTATGGGGCGGCGACCAAATCATCGACGAAATCATTGTGCTCATGCTGTCGAAGCTGCAAGACAGCCTCGCGCAGGTGTAACGAGAAACTCGCTCAACTATCGCTGTACCGAAGCCCATCACGACACGCTGGTGGGCTTTTTCGTTGTGCCACTTGCCCGCACAACTACATCTGCGTGACCCTCTCCCGCGCGCGCGGCATCCTTGCCGCATGGATGATTTTGCTGACCTGAACCGACGCATTGAGAGCCTGCTCCGCGAAGGCACCGTGATCGAAGTTGATCACGATGCCCGTCGGGTACGCGTGGAATCCGGTGGCCTGCAAACCGACTGGATTCGCTGGCTCGCGCAGCGCACCGGCGACAGCATCACGTGGGACCCGCCGTCTGAGGGCGAGCCTGGGCTGCTGTTCTGTCCGTCCGGCGAACCGACGACGGGCCTCTTTCTCCCTGGCGTGTATTGCGACGGCCACGACTCGCCCAGCTCGAGCCCGACGCAACAAGTACGCGTCTACCGCGACGGCGCACGCGTCCAGTACGACTTCGCCGCGCATGCGCTCACCGCCACGCTTCCGGCCGGCGCCACCGTCCAGGTCATCGCACCTGGCAGCGTCACGGTCGAAACCAAAACCGCAACCGTCAAGGCGAAATCCGTCACGCTCGACGCCGACGATACGACTGTAACGGGCCGGTTGCTCGTGAAGGGGCCGCTCACGTTCGAATCGGGCGCGACCGGCAAGAATGAGGGCGGCGCTGGCGGCGGCCCCGTGATCGAGATTCAGGGCAGCGCGCACTTCACGGGCACCGTGACGGCTGATGTCGACGTGAATTCGCAGGGCGTCAGCCTCGTGGGCCATCCGCACCAGGCACAAGGCGAGTTCGCGCCGACCTCGAAACCGATCGCAGGTGGCGCATGAACGGCATGAACGCACGCACCGGCCGCGCGATCGCCGGCCAAGCCCACATCGAGCAGTCCGTCGCGGACATCCTGTTTACGCCGCTCGGCACGCGCGTGATGCGCCGTGAGTACGGTTCGCTGCTGCCCGAGCTGATCGACGGCCCGGTCAATCCCCTGATGCGCATGCGCGTCATGGCGGCGTCCGTGATGGCGCTGGCCCGATGGGAGCCGCGCATCCAGGTCAACCAGGTGGACTTCGGTAGCACGGGCATCGACGGCGGCGCCGTGCTCGAGCTGCAAGGCGAGCGCACGGACGGCCCGCGCGCGGGCACCGCCTTCTCCATGCGCCTACCGGCGACGAACGGGCGAGGTGCTGCATGAGAACGACACCGATCGATCTGTCGCAACTCCCGGCACCGGACATCGTCGAAGAACTCGACTACGAGACGATCCTCGCCGAAAAAAAGGCGCGGCTCGTCTCGCTGTATCCGAAGGAACAGCAGGACGAGATCGCGGCCACGCTCGAGCTCGAATCGGAGCCGATGGTGAAGCTGCTGCAGGAAGGCGCGTACGAAAAAATGCTGCTGCTCGCGCTCATGAACGAGAAGGCGCGCGGCATCCTGCTCGCATACGCGAAGGGCAAAACGCTCGAGCACATCGGCGCCCTGTTCGACGTCGATCGTCTGCTGATCTCGGCGGGTGATCCCGACCAGGGCATCGCTCCTGTCTACGAAGACGACGACAGCCTACGCGAGCGCATCCAGCTCGCGCCGCGAGGCTTCTCGGTCGCTGGCCCCGACGATGCGTACGTGTTCCATGCACGTTCCGCTGACGGGCGCGTGAAAGCGGCGACCGCCTACAGCCCGTCGCCGTGCGTGATGATCGTCACGATCCTGTCCCGCGAAGGCGACGGCACGGCCAGCCAGGAGCTGATCGACATCGTCAAGAAGGGGCTGGAAAAGAAGCGGCCGCAGGCGGACGAGGTCATCGTGCAGAGCGCGAAGGTTGTCCGGTACGCGATCCGCGCGACGCTGCGATTCTTCAACGGCCCGGATCGCGCGGTCGTGCTCGCGGAATCTCTGAAGAAGACGCAGCAATTCACCGATTCGATGCATCGGCCGGGCTCCGAAGTCACATTGGACGGTCTGTACGCGGCAATGCGCGTCGCCGGCGTCCAGAAGGTGCTGCTCGACACGCCGGCCGAAGGCGTGCCGATCGCGATCGACCAGGCGCCGTACTGCACGGGTATCGAGCTGACGGATGGCGGGGTGGCCGATGACTAAGCCGACTGTCTCCCTCCTGCCGCCGAACGCGACCGTGCTCGAGCGCCGCCTGGCCGCAGCCAACGCGGACGTGCTCGACATCCCGGTCGAGATCGACACGCTGATGGACCCGGATCGAATCCCGCTGCGCTTCCTGCCCTGGCTCGCCTGGCACATGGGCGTCGACACCTGGCGCGATGAATGGCCCGAGCAGGTGAAGCGCGCACGCGTGAAATCCGCAATCCGGATCGCCCGCAAAAAGGGCACGGCCGACGCCGTGCGCGATGTGTGCGCGTCGTTCGGCGCCAACGTGGTGATGCGTGAGTGGTTCGAGAAAACGCCGCGCGGCGTGCCGGGCACGTTCGAGATCGTGATGACGGTCGGCGCGCGTGACGGCGTGCCGGCCACCGCGCAGTACGTCAACGACATTCGCGCCGAGGTCGATCGCGCGAAGCGCGGCACCGCCCACTACACCTTCACGCAGGGCTTCAGCATGCACGGCTCGATCGGCGTCGCATGTGGCGTGCGCGCGGCTGTTTATCGCCGCCTCTCTCTCACGGATTAACGAACATGGCTGGAAACCTCATCTACATCACGGACGCCGGCCGCGCCGCATTGGTGGCGCCCGGCAACACCGGGATCAACGCGCACCAGGTCACGCAGATTGGCCTCGCCACGGCGGCCTTCGTGTTCAAGCCAGACATGACCGCGCTGCCGAGCGAGCTGAAGCGCATCACGACGTTCGGCGGCGATACCGTCGCGAAAGACACGATCCACATCGTGATCCAGGACGACAGCGCGGACCAGTACAAGCTGTACGGGTTCGGGCTGTACCTGGACAACGGCGTGTTGTTCGGCGTCTACGTGCAGAACGATCCGATCCTCGAAAAAGCGGCGACTTCGATGCTGCTGCTGGCCGCCGATACCGTGTTCGCATCGATCGACGTGACGAAGCTGGTTTTCGGGCCGACGTCGTTCCTCAATCCGCCGGCGACCACCGAGCGCAAGGGTGTCGTCGAGCTGGCGACGCAGGCCGAGGTCGACGACGGCGCGGACGACACGCGCGCCGTGACGCCGAAGACCGCAGCAAGCCGGTATGCGGCGCTGACGGGCGCGCGCTTCACCGGGAACATCAGCGCAGCGGGTGGGATTGCCTCGACGGGCCTGGATACCGGCGGCGCAAACTTCCGGCTGATGAACGGCCGCGATGTGATCCTCCGCAATGACGGCTCGAACTTCTATCTGCTGCTGACCGATTCCAGCGGCATTGCGGCGTCATGGAACAGCTATCGACCGGTAACCGTCAACATGAAGACGGGGGCCGTCATGCTGGACGACACGGGGGCCGGAACGTACGTCGGCGGACAACTGGCCGTCAAGGGCATGCTGAACGTCAGCAACGGCGCGAATGAGGCGCGCATGCTGCTCGGCCCGAGCGGCGGATACTTCTTCGGGACCAACAATGCAGCCGGGTTTTACCTCCCGTCAACGGGTGCGATGTTCGCGTTCGACTTCGCGAAAAGGAATCTGACCGTCGTCGGAAACGAGGTGTGGAACGCGGGCAATCTGCCGAACCCCGCGCAGACGACCGGCATCACCATGTCAGGGCAGTTTCTTGCAGCCGAGGGCACTGTCAGCAAGCCTGGCATTTCGTTCGTCAACGACGGCGCCCCGGACACTGGGTTCTTCCACATCTCCGATGGTGTATTTGCAGTAGCGAACAACGGCCGCGAAACCATGCGTTTCCTGTCCGGCGACAACAATCGCGTCCTCATCGGCATGCCCGTCGACGACGGCAGCATGTTGCAGGTCGCCGGCAACGCCGCAACTCGCGGACTGCACCGTTTCGGCAACGGCACAACGACCGCCTGGGTGACCAGTGATGCCGCCTGGGGCTTCTTTCGTTCGAGCGGCCATGTGTCGATCGGCAGCGAAGGCGCGAATGGCGTGCTGCAACTGGTCGCGGGCAATGCCGAAGTTGCCCGGTTTTATCCTGGCGGCCGGATGACGATCGGCGGAATCGCCGACGACGGCACGACGACCATCCAGTCGAAGGGCGCGATCAAGGCGATCGGCGCGGTCGGTGCGTTCGTGGCAACGAATGGCGGGGGCGATAAACAGACCTCGATCATCCTTCGACGTGAAGGCGCCGCGGTCGACCAAAAACAGTGGGAAATTCTCCACGGTGGTGATGGAGCGTTTACCGTTCGCGCCGTGAATGACGGTTACAACCGCTCGCAGGATGTGTTCTATGTCACGCGTGCAGCCGGTATCGCTGCAGGCAATATGGGCCTGATGCCGAACGGCGGGCGCGTGCTGATCGGCACTACGAGCGATGACGGCAGAAGCGCCCTGCAGGCAAATGGCCACATCGCATCCTCGGGCGGCATTGTGGCGCGCGGCATGGACGCTAGCGGAGCCAATTTCAGGGCAGTCAACGGCCAGTACGGCGCGTTCCTTCGCAACGATGGGACCGTCGTTTATCTTCTGTCGACCAAAGCCGGCGACGCGGACGGGCTGTACAACGACTTCCGGCCGTTCTCGTGGAATCTCGCATCGGGCGACGTGACGATCGCTGGCAACGGCTCTTCGACGGTGGTCGGGGGAAGCCTTACTGCGCTGGGTGAGCTGAAGATCAAGCCGGGCGGCGAAGGCGTGATCCGGGCAGGATCGAATGATGGCTACTTTTTCGGCAACCTGGATCGCGCGGGCTGGTATTCGCCGACGAAGGGATCGTTTCAGTATTACTTCACTGATCGCGTCTTGAAGGTCAACGATAAGGTTGTCTGGCATGAGGGGAACCTCACGCCACTCGATCGCAACCTCGGCGGCCAGGTCAACGGCACCGTCACCTTGTATGGCGCCGGCGAATACGGCTCCCAGCTCGTCCTCAACGCAAACGGATATGCACCGCGCATCCAAGCGAAGGCGTCGACGCAAGAATGGATGGTCACGAATGGCGCGAACTCTGCCGCGAACCTGGTCGTCTCGGACAACGGCGTGGTCAATTTCCCGCGCGCACGCCCGCAATGGGCGGGAGGGCTGACGCCGTTCGACACCGGCAACTTCGACCCGAACTCGAAGGTGAACAAGGCCGGCGACACCATGACCGGCGATCTCCGAGTCAAGCAACCGAACAACACGGACGCGCGCGGCTTTGTCGTCGCTCGTGCTGACGGCACCGCGCAGGCGTGGTTCCACGGCACGATGAACGGCAACTATTCGGCATGGGCGACCATGAATCCGGACGGCTCGTGGAAGTCGAACCCGATCACTGTCTATAACGACGACAACCGGGTGCTGTTCAACTCCGATATCCATGTGACCGCACTCTCGCGCTTCTACAACCGCCCCACGTTGAACCGTGACGGTTGGCAAGCCGACTTAGCGATGCGCAATAACCGGCCGGGCTACGACTCGTGGACGTACCTTCGCGCGCGCGATGGCGGCGGCATGGAGATCATCAACAGCGCGTACAACGCCGTCACGTGGTCCGTCGACGACTGGGGAACGATGTACATGCGCGGCCAACAGATTCTCAACACGGACGGGAATCTGAGGCTGGCGTTTCGCGGCGGCGTATGGCTCTCCGACCAACTCGGCAACATCGATAACGCGCTGAACAGCAAGGCTGGCGCCGGTGCACGCGTGCAGTGGGATTCCGGCGTGAACAACTTCGGCACCGTCGACCGCCTCAACGGTGCATTGCCCGCCCCATGGGTCGTGTGCGGTTTGAGTGGCCCCGGCAACGGCACGGCAAACGCGATCGTGGTCTACGGCGTAGTTTTGAGGAACCAATGAAGAACAACACCATGCTTCACGTCGAGCAAGCGGCGTTCATTCTCGCGAAGAAATTCCCGCAGCTCGTCCGCTGCAAGGATTATTGGGTCGCGCATCCGGTCAACGAACAGACGTACGAACAGACCAAGACGGCATGGGTGCCGATCTGGACGCCGACCGACATTTCACCACCGACGCCAGCGGATCTGCTGCGCTGGTGGCCCGAGTTCCAGGAAGAGTTCGAGCTGACCGAAGCGGCCGCGAGCGTGCGGCGCCGGCGCGACGAGCTGCTCGCCCAGGTCGATCCGCTCGTCGAACGGGCGGCCGACTCCGGACAGGCCGAGCTGGAAGCAGCCCTTCGACGTTACCGCGCCGAGCTGAGAGACGTTCCGCAACAGACTGGATTCCCGCTGGACGTCGTATGGCCGCAATCCCCCGTACCACTGAATTGACACACACCACCAGGAGTTTGAAATGGCAATCAAGAAAAATGTTGTTCTCGCACTGACCGGCGCGACGGCCGGTTACCACGTTATCGGCAACGTGACGCTCGACGTGTTGAGCAGGACCACGGTTGCATCGATCAACAGCTACGTGTCGGAAGAAACGTACAAGGCGGGCAAGCAACCGCTGCAGCTCTCGTCGACCATTTCCGTCGAAGGTGTACCGGAAGAGAACGAGGGGGCGGTGCCGTACATTCACCGCCGCCTGATCGAAGCGAAGCCGCAGGACGGGAAGTCGGTCGACGATCGGCCGATGATGTACAACGCGCTCGACCGCTACATGCTGGCCGGCGGCGAGATCGTCGCCTGAGTAACGTATCGGCGACATAGAAAGGAAAGGACGCGGCGACGTGCGCGATGCGGGAACATCGAGCACGCCCCGCACCAGCAGAGCATACCTGCAGGATTGGCCAGGGCCGCGACACCTCTCGAGAGGCGCCGGCATCCTAGCACAGGCAGGAATCACCCCATGCAGGACATCCGATGCGGAAGCTGTAACCGCAAACTCGGCGCCGGCGAATACGTCCGGCTCAACATCAAATGCCCGCGTTGCGGCGCATTGAATATTCTGAGGGCCACGAGCCCCTTACCCGCAGGCCACCGAGCCTCCGATACAAGGAACTCGCCCCGTGCAACACACTCTCTCCGCTGATCTGATCAACCGCGTGCACCAGGCCGACGCCCTGAGCGTCATGCGTGCGCTGCCCGATGCGTGCGTCGACCTGGTCTTCACCGATCCGCCCTACTCTTCCGGCGGCACCACGAGCGCTTCGCGCAGCCAGGCCCCGTCGAGCAAATACATCGGCGGCGACGTGAAGACCGTCTACCCCGAATTCCAGCACGACAGCAAGGACCAGCGATCGTGGACGTTCTGGTGCATGACGTGGCTCGCGGAAGCCTATCGCGT